CAGCCGTTACTAAAATTTCGTTCTCCGGGACAGGCATTTTAAAATCTGTAAACGGTATGTCTACTTTTCTTAATCCTGCCTCAGGTTCATCTTTTGCCTCTGCCTGTACTCCCTCAGGAGCTTCTAAATCGCTAGGCGGTACCACCATAGGAATATATGATGGTACATCTGCTGTAGGTAGAGGTATAGATATTGTTTCTATTTTTTGTATTGGTGGTATTACTATAGTAGGTATTACCACTTGTTGCGTGGACATTTCATATCTCTAAATAAACTTTTTAGATAAATATTACAGCCACATATATTGCACAAACGTAAATGTTTATTGTAATCAGAACATAAAGAACAAATCTTTATCTTCTCATGCCTCATCATATTTCAAACCAGTCTTCAGAATTAAATAATTCTTGACTTGCAGTTTTCCATTGTGCCCAAGTAATAAGAGTGTCACTTTTTGGAAACTTTGCTTTTACTAATGCAATGTTGCTATCTATACCTTTTTGGTTTGTATCATCACCATTTCTTGCGTCAGATGCAGCTTCTAATTGAATAGTTACATCTGGATAGCATTCTAATCTAGCTGTTCTGTAATCGTAAATAGGTGTGCCATCAGTAGGGTCTTCTGGAATTTCTCCAACAGTACCTTCATCTCCAACTTTTATTGGTAAATCATCTGTGCTTACACCTGTTTTTGGTTGAAACGCTTGTATGTTTAATAGATAATCTCTAAGAATCATATTTTTAGCAGTTGGGATTTGTGCCCAACTACCATCTTCGTATTCGACTTTGATTTTAAATGAATCAGCGTCTGTAATTTTGTATTTCATAATTAATTTCCGGCTACTGAGCCTGAGTTATGGAATGTCATGTAATGACGATTTTGTATGTAATATCCGCCAGAGCCTCCGGAAGAACCACTAGCACCACCAGAACCGCCAGAGCCTGAACTACCGCCAGAACCACTGCCATTGTTTCCGTTAGCACCTGAACTACCTGTAGCTCCTGTGTTTCCTGTAGCTCCACTAGCACCTGTAGACCCGGCATTACCCCATGAACCACCAGCTCCGCCGGTACCTCCAGTTCCACCTTGTCCTCCAGTTCCACCAGTTCCACCTTGTCCAGAACTATTACCGGGAGCAGCCCCTGAGTTTCCTCCTGAACCAGCAGAACCTGATGCTCCGCTAGAACCTGATGCAGCAGACTGACCATAACCTTGTCCTCTACCGCCAGCTCCACCGGCTCCTCCAGAACCTCCAGAACCTCCAGAACCTCCAGAACCACCAGTTTGTGTTAAGTGGTAATAGCAATCTCCGTATGTTTGTCCTCTTAACGAGTTTCTAGATTTAACAGTTTTATAGAAACTAGCGTAACCCCAAGCATGTGAGCCAAAATACATTGTACACATTTGAGCTCCAGTTGGAGTTGGTCCATATCTACTTCCTGAGTACTCCCTTCGATAAGAACCGGCAAATGCTTGATAGTAACCGCTACCACCTTGTCCACCAGTTCCACCTTGTCCACCAGTACCACCAGTACCGCCTTGACCACCTCCGCCTCCGCCAGCATAAACTTGACCGCCAGAGTTGTTGTAGAAAGTGATATTACCGTTTTGATCTGATCTTACGGCTGGACCACCGGCACCACTGTTAGCACTACCGCCAGTACCTTGGATACTTCCTGTATTTTGTACAATTAATGTACCTCCCATTGACCCTTCAATAGTCATGGCAGGGTTTCCATTACTACTACCTACAGTTACACCACTATTAATGATAAGTCTTTTAGGTACAGCAGTTTGCCAATTAGAACCATACGCGGAACTAAGCTGGAAGTTAGTTGTGTTACTAGAGATTGTGTATTGTATCTCATTAACAGCACCATAAAAATTACCAATACTAATAGTTCCTGAAGTAGGAACGTTTGTATTGTTAGCTGGTACGGCACCGCCATTTCTATAGTATTCTGATAACGAATGGGGGACTGACCCACCAAATTCATCAACAATCTCAGTCATGCTGAGACTGCCGGAATCTTTGATAGCCATTACTTACCTCCTTTCAATTCGTCTACTTCTGCTTTAAGTTCGTTTATTGCGTTTATAAGTACGCCTACTAATTTTCCGTAGTCAACTGATTTGATCTCTTCAACTTCTCCTGTAGAAGGGTCTACATCATGGGAAGTTAAAACTACTTCTGGTATTACTTCTTCTACTTCTTGTGCAATTACACCAATAGAAGATTTACCATCTCTTATCCATTTATAACTAACACCACGTAACTTACCGCAGATACCAAGAGCATCATTAATAGTATGTATGTCTGTTTTTAGTCTTGCGTCAGAGTAAGCTGTTACGTTACCAACAGCAGTAAAGTTACCACTACTATCGAAAACAGCCGAATTACTACCATTAGCCTGTCTAATTCTAGTTCCACTAGAACCACCTTGAACGTATAACCAGTTAGAGTGATGTTGTAGTTTTGCACCATAATCTCCTGTCCAGCTTCCATTAACAAGTCTAATATCACTATTAGCATTAATAGTTACAGCACCAGCACCACCACCAAAACTGATGTCTCCGGCTGCTGTGTCTGCTGTATCTGATCTTAAGAAACTAGCAGCATGTAAATTATCAACTGTGTCAGCATTAATGTTTAGTCCATCAATATCTGATTTAGTCTGGTCAGCAGTAGCTCCAGATTCTATGCCATTTAATTTACTATGATCTGCGTCAGTAAACACGTTACTGTCAGATGCTGATTCTACAAGTGTACGTATTTCAGCAGCAGTTTGATCTGCTGTAGCTCCAGATTCAATACCATCTAATTTACTACCGTCAGATGCTACGTCTCTACCGTCAACTGTTCCTGTAACTGAGATGTTTCCTGTAACATCAAGACCGTTATTAACATCTAGATGGTTAAGTACATCAACATGACCATCAGAATTTATCTGTATTCTATTTGCTCCGTTAGTTTGGTCAAAGACTTGGAACATTCCTGAGTCTTGTATAAACGCAAGGTCTGGGTTGTCGCTTGAATCATAAAAGTTAAGTCTAGGTCTAGTACCACCAAGAGTTACATCACCACTAATGTTAGCATTTCCAGTTGTAGTTATATTTTGTGACCCAAAGTCAGGAGATATCTTAGTTCCAGCTATTGCAGCAGATGATGTCACGTCTGCGTTTACTATTGTTAAGTTTCCAGAAACGTTTGAATCTGTAACCTTTACGTCTGAAGGTAAAGTACCAGCAGCAATCTTACCTACTGCTATAGAATCTGTACCTAGTTGTCCTGCTATTGAAGCTGAAGATACGTTTGACATATCTTCTCTTGCTAGTGGTCTACCACCAGCTTGACTACCGTCATGTACGACAGCAGTATCTTTTGTTGTGTCTATTGTAACTTCGCCTTCGGCACCTGTAAATGATGCGTGAGCAGAAGTCGAGCCACGTCTTAATTTTAATAATTTTGCCATTTAAAGTGTACCGAAATCGAGAGTTAAATTAGTAGGGTCGCTTATAGTTGTTGCTGTAAGAGTTCCTGATGTAAGAGTTCCTGTTACTGTTGCGCCTGTAGATGTAACTTCTACTTTGGTGTTACCTTGATCTTGTAATTTAATATTTCCTGTACCAGATGCGTTAATTATCGAATCATTAGTGTTGTGAAATATTTGTAGATCTGAGTCTGCACCAAACTTAGCTTTAATATTATCTTCGTATCTGTTATCTCCAGTAAAGACACTTCCAGATACTTGTGATAAAGAACCAGTAGCTGTAACACCACCTTGCCATTGTGTACCATTCCAGATTCTTAATTCATTAGCTGAACTGTTAAAATATAAATCTCCAACAGCTAGTGCATTACCACCACCATCAGTAGTTGGAGCAGAAGAAGCTATTTGGTATTGGTCTGCAAAGTTGTTTACGTCAGATATACTGCCAGCAACAGTGTTAATGTTTGTTGCATTAGAAACGACACTATTAATATTGGATGCGTTAGCAACCGCAGCGTTAATGTTAGAAGCATTTGAAACCGCACTATTTATGTTACTTGAGTTATTAGCTACAGCAGTAATGTTAGAGTTGTTTCCAGCTACTGCATCAATATTTGTCTTATTAGCGTTAACCGCATTTATATTTGTAGCGTTGTTCTTGACTGCATTTATGTTAGTTGCGTTGTTTGCAACTGCTGTAATATTAGTGTTGTTTCCAGCCACTGCCGAAATGTCGGAAGCGTTGGATACAGCAGCATTAATATTTGATGTGTTGCTAACAGCAGCATTAATATTAGAAGCGTTAGCTTGTACGGCGTTAATGTTTGATTCATTTGCTTGTACTGCGGTTATGTTAGAATTGTTATCAGCAACAGCAATAATTTTAGTTACGTTATCCGATACAGTTTTTATTGGGTCATCCTTAACAGTTATGGTATTACCCATACCGCTATGGTTTGTGCAATAATACTGGAAGTTAGCTAGTTGAGTTTCTGGAATCTTAATAGATACCTTTGCTCCAGCAGAACCCTGTGTACCAGTAACAACTACGTTAGTTGAGTACTGAGAACTATTAGCATAGAAACGTAAGGGATGAGAACCAGTAGAACTATCGCTAACATCAAATGTATATGTCCAGCCTTTGTATAATGTCAAAGCAGGAGCGTGCATACCATCAATTACAAATTTACCGTTAGCAACCGTAACAGTTAATGTTATTTCATCTTCTAGTGCATCTGCAACTATATCTAATGAACCATTAGAAGTTCCTGTAGAAACAGGGTCAGTAATTAATCCGAGGTCTTCTTCATAAGTAATTGCACCTGAGACAATAGCAATATCGTTAAGAACACTCTGTGAAGGGGTGATGATAGCCCAATTAGACCCGTCCCATACCCGTAAATTGCCATTGGAATTATCAAACCATAAATCACCGCTTTGTAAACTTGTTCCATCTACTCTCTGTGAAGGGGGGTTAGCAGCTATTTGATATAGATCTGCAAAGTTATTTATATCTACAACGTTTGCACCGGCTGCTACAACTGCAACAATATTTTGTGCAACAGTATTAACCTGAGTAGCTATAGGTACTAATCTGTGAAATGTATATTCATCTAGAGTTGATGTAGATTCAACTAATAAACCAAATCCACTTGGCAAATCTATAGGAACATTGTTTATAGTTACTTTCCTATTTCCGGGAGCAACTGTTCCGTTAGTAATCTCTACAGTAGTTCCAGTACGTGTGTATCCAGTAGTCAATGCACCAATACTTAAGATTGCTGCCTGACCTGTAGCTCCTTGTGGGTTTGTGTTAGGAAAGTTTTTTTCGTCTGCAATAACTGTAAAACCACCAACCTCGTCAACAAGGTCAATAATTCTTGCGTTAATAGCAGCAGTAGTAGCTACAAATGCGTCTGAGTTAGACCATGCAACTCCACTAGCAATAGTTTCTGAAGAATCCTGTCTAAGGAATTTAGCTTCAGCTTCTGTTTCTGTGTAGTATCTGCCGTCTAAAGCTCCATTTGTAAGCTCAGTTTCTGTAAAATATCTGTTGTCTAACTGACCAGCATCTAGCTCAGTCTCTGTGTAGTATCTGCCGTCAGCAGCACCACCAGTTATTTCAGATTCTGTAAAGTACCTTGTATCAAGTGAACCACCAAGTAATTCTGCTTCGGTATAATATCTACCATCAAGTGCACCATTAGTTAATTCAGATTCTGTAAAATAAAGATTATTTAATTGACCACCATCTAACTGACTTTTTGTGTAGTATCTAGGGTCAAGTACACCAGCATCTAGTTCTGATTCTTTATAATATCTATTATCTAGTTGTCCAGCATCTAGCTCGTTTTCTGTATAATACCTATTATCTAACTGACCAGCGTCTAGCTCTGTCTCTGTGTAATATCTATTATCTAATGTACCTAATTCAATATCTTCTTCTTTAATACTTCTGTTAACTACGTTGTCTCCAGAAACAGTTATGTCTGTAGGTAGTGGACCTCCACCTAATTTAGTAAGTGCTACAGAATCATTAAGAAGTTTAGAACCTTGTATATTTGCACTTGGACTTACGTCCTCATCTTTTATAGTCCCATCAACTATGTTGTCAGTGTTGACAGTGATTCCTGTTGGCAGTGCACCAGTACCAAGTTTGGTAAGTCCTATAGCTGCACTTGCATTAATATCTGCATCAACAATAGTTCCATCTTTAATTTTGTCAGATGTTACCTGTCCATCTCTAAGGTCAGGTGTAACTATTTCGTTTCTACTTTCTTGTATACCATGTCTAACTAAAGTTTCCAAGGCATTTAAGTCAGCAGCTTTGATAGATGAACCGGGAGTAAAAGTTACTGTAGGTGAACTTA